GGCGGATTAAGCGAATAACGCTGTCCATCTTAATCAAAACACTGATGCCCCTCCCTAAGGATTTTTCCAGTGTTCTTCACATATCGATCTTACAAGTGGTCAAAATAACCTGGAAAGATCCGATAAGCTTTCCAGGCTCGTTCTGCGAGTGATCCTAGGCGATTTCGTACATGCGCGCGGCGACACCGCCCGATGTTGGAGCGACGGCGTTGAATGCGCGATATTGGCCCGTAGTGACGTCAATGAACGCTAAGTTGTATGACGTGCCCAGCCATTTGATTGAAGCTGCAACACCTGTTGACAGCGGTTCCATCAGAACGGTCTGGCCCGGGGCAATCAGGCGGAAGTTGCCTGGTGGTGCTGTACCGCTACCTCCAGTCATAACTGGTAAGTAGTTGATCAACACAGCGGAATTGCCAGGACCGAGCGTTCCTGCCCAAGCGGGACAGGATACGCCGGCGATTGCGACAACTGCATTGGTTGCAGATGTGCTGTAGATTCCGGTTATTGACGTGGCCGCTGGTGTTGGTGGTGTGGGCTCAATGACTAAAGCAAGTGGGACATAAAGTCGCACTGTATACTTGAGCATAAGCTGAAAAGTGGCTTGTGTGTCCACATCACCAGCAACGGCTACGACGCATCTACCTGGGGAGTATCGGCGGATGTCAGACCCGAGTTGAGTGTACATCTCAGGTTTGTCAGGCGTAGCGACTTGCACGCCGGACTCCGATTCGACCCATGCTTGCCTCACCGTGGTCGATCTGAGACCCGTGAGGAAGGGGATGACGGCCGAGGACGCAGTAGGTACTGTTATCTCGGGATCTTCAAGCCATCCCATGGTGTATCCGCTCTGAACGACCGAGCCGTTCAACGCAACTAGATGCAATGATGCTTGTTTCCAGTCAATGCGTTGCCAGGCATTTGACAAAATGCCCAAGCGCAGAGTGGATTTGGGTGTAATGCGTTCATTGAAGATGACTTGCCCAGCGGTTGAACCGCTGTTGACATTGATAACGCGGATTACCTCCTCGCCACGTACCATATAGTCCTGCGTTGCACGCGGGCTAGTGGCTTTGTTGTTGACACCATTTGGTAACAAGGGGAGTTGGTTTGTTTGTCGCACTCGTGTGGGAGTGTAGGTTCGTTTTGAGTAATTAGCTCTGTTACTCACAGGTTGGGGTATTCGGCTTGCGCCTCCTTTCCTATTGCCTTTGTTGGTCATAGTGACTTTATCGGAACGGATCCTCGTCATATGTTAGACAATCCCCCAAATCTGGCAGAGCGATAGTTGTTGCCTCAATACGAAGCTGGTCAGCTATGGATATGCCCCACGTCTCTTCATATTCCATTCGTGCTTCCATTGTTGGTGGTATCAAGCGCACGTTGCTGGGCCTGTAATGCTCCTTCTGGGCCCGATGATGGTTGCCAGTGATCATGTATCCTTTCCCAAGTTTAGACAATGTGTGACCGATGTACTGTCCGATTGGAAGCCCGACGCCCAGTGCCATCTCGCACAACCCAACTGATCGCAGGTATTTGTTCTTAATGGATGGCACTATGTCCCTAATGGCCCAGGGGAGGCGCGCCAGCATCCTATGCGGATTCCTGACAAGCCTCCATGATGTTCCATCGAAGACTGGGCGAGTTTGACAAAATTCTAGAGAACGGAATTCCTTCGTTACACACTCGATTTTGGTTTTCATACCAAACTGGGCAAAGAATGCGGGATCAGGATCAACGTCGCCTTCCACTATAACCACACTGTCGTCTCCATCAACATAGAAGCAAGCATCCCAATCATTGTATGCTGCGCACGCTTTCAACATCGCGTAATTGATGATGGAGTTGCCGAGACCGGTGTTTTGGTCCCCGGACATCCGTGTTGCCGCTGTGACATACCTGGTTCCGTGCTTGGTGACGCCTTTGTTAACTAATTGCATCGACAGCAACTGACTGAGTTCTTGTCTGTCGCTGTTACGGAAACAGTGTTTGTAGAAACTGTGCTCCAATTTCAACAAAAGTTTGTTACAGTGGGCATCAAACTTGGAATGATCGATGCATATTATAGTGGGGTTGCGATAACGTTGGAACTTCTCCCACAGGTCACTTCCGCGTTGTGTTAGGTTGCGGCTCTTTGCAAAGCACGGGGTGTTGGAATCATCCGTGTACCTATACACATGGTTTTCCACGGGGTGTAAATACGTGGCTAACCTAAGGCAGTAGCGTTTGTTACGGTACTGTATGCACCTCGGGGCTCCGTAGTCTGGCATTGGGTCATCGTTGAAAATGTGTCCTTTGTCGGCTTTCAAGAACATTTTGACCTCACCATCCTCCGGTTGTATGGAATAGTTCCCCAGGGATTCCTTCGCGGAAAGAAGTAGCTTCTTCTTAGCGCCGTCACTATGGTGTATTATAGTGTCCTCGCTTACAGGGCTAAGAAGCTTGACAAGTGGTTTAAGGTATTTAGCCAGGTTGATTTTACTCTTGTACCTCACGCCAGTGTCGAGTTGGTGTCGTTGTTTCAAGGCGACCAGTTCGTTGCAGATGCATCCTTTATGCGTCCACACGTAGCTATTGTTCAAATCCTCCTCGGTGTAATTGAAGAGTTTGGTCGTCTTGCGCTTACAATGACAAGCGCAGTCCCTTGCGTTAACCCGGCTGCCCGGTAGGACTCTAGCAGTTGATGGTTTCCCGCCAACGCAGACAGCCGGAAGGGTGCGGAGTTCCTATTTGGGTCGGGCGTCGATGGTGTGCATCGTTTTACCGAACACACCGGCGGTGTTGCCGACTTTCCCTTCCATGATGAACTTGTTGTTCTTCCGCACCTCCTCCAGAGCATTTTCATCCTTCCACCCGGCGCGCACCGCCTGCTCCTGTGGCGATATCGCCATGGCGGTGTTGACCACTTCGACGCTGATGTCGTACATCTCCTTCTGCGTAAAGTGTCTCGTATCATATGTTCGCAGGTGTTTTCGCAAGCATGTGTGCATCTGTCCGAACGAACTGCTATCCCTAGGTTTGAAGGCAAACTCCATACGTAGGTAATAGACTAGTTCTTCATCCACAAATCGCTTGTCATCGAGGCGCAATGCCCGCTTCTTCGACAGCGACAGCTTGTCATGCGATTTTACGGCCTCCGCAACGGTAGCAAGAATCGGTTTGTCGTTCGATTCTACTGGACCGGATTTTACGGTGCTCGCAAATGACACTCCCTTGTACCGGGGCAAGTTGCGCGGCTTGGCCAACGGCGCAGCTTGGGTTGGCGCGTTGGCGCCAGCGGGAATGGTCTCAGCTGTCCTGATAACACGCTGGGGTATCCCAATTTGCTTGGAAAGTACCGCAGCGGTAGCAGTAGATGGATCGGGTGTCGAATTTCCACCCTGAGACCGTTGTTGTGTGGCCCCCACTAGACCGGCACGTTGCACGTGATCCGCACTCCGGGCATGTGCGACGTTCTTCCCAATTGGTATAAACGCGCAATTCTTTGCGGAATGCTGCGATGACGGCAGGTTTGGAACGGACTGTGCCCGCCCAACCGTCATATTGGGTGGGCCCTGCCCCCCATTGCCGGTGGTGGCGCCGGACTTGGCGGAAGAACTCTTGTTGATTGCTCTTCTGAGTTCTTCCAATTGGCGCTGTAGTTGGTCCACTCGATCGCGTAGATCCTCTGGTGTCGCCACTGTCAGATCCTTGCTCGACCAGCGATGTTTGCTCGACAGAGGTTGCTGGTGCCTCTGTGTCTTGGCGTTTCCCGGGGATTTGATTTCCGCTTTCACGACCGGGCTTCCCTTGCCCGCCCCACCGCGCGTGGGTACGCGTCTTCCATCATTGCGGCCTCGTTTAACCACTGGCACTAACTTCCATTCACCAGCAGGAGACGGCGCAGATGGGCCATCAAC